GAAGTAAACCTCCCAGAATGGTCTCAGCCATTATTTAGTGAAGATTATCGTTATTTTGCATTAAGAGGTGGTCGTGGTAGCTCGAAATCGAGAAGTATTGCTTCCATACTGGTTTTAAGAGCATCCCAGAAACCATTAAGAATCCTTTGTACGAGAGAGGTGCAGAAATCTATTAAGGATTCGGTCAAGAGGTTGTTAGATGATGAAATTGATCGACTTGGTTATAGAGATTCGTTTTTTACCAGTACAGATTCTGAGATTAGGGGTAAGAATGGGAGTTTATTTATCTTTGCAGGGTTACAGCATAATATAGATAGTATCAAATCTATGGAAGGTATTGATATTTGTTGGTGTGAAGAAAGCCAGACTTTGAGTAAGAACTCGTTGAACACGTTAATTCCTACTATTAGAAAGCCTGGTTCACAGATATATTTCAGTTGGAACCCTAAAGAAGCGACTGATCCTGTTGAAGATATGTTTATTATTGGTGATCCTCCTCCACGGACTTTTTCTTTAAAGGTCAATTGGCAAGATAATCCATGGTTCCCAGAAGTGCTAAAAGAGGAAATGGAGTATGATAAGAAACAGGATAGGGGGAAATATCTCCATGTCTGGGAAGGTGAATATTTAACTAGGAGTAATGCGAATGTATTTCAAAACTGGTATAAGGAAGACTTCGATACTCCTGCTGATGCTTTTTTTAGGTTTGGTTGTGATTGGGGCTTTAGTGTCGATCCGACTGTTCTGGTTCGTTGCTACGTTATTGGTAGGAAGTTATATATTGATCAAGAAGCTTGGAAAGTGGGGTGTGAGATAGATGACACTCCTGCTCTGTTTGCTACGGTTCCAGAATCGGAGAAATGGCCCATAATTGCTGACTCTGCATCACCCGAAAGGATTAGCTATATGAGAAAACATGGTTATCCTAAGATGATGAAAGCTTTGAAAGGTGCTAGGTCTATTGAGGAAGGTCTGGAATTTATGAGGAGTTATGAGATCGTGGTTCATCCTAGATGTAAACATGTTATAGACGAATTGATGCATTATAAGTACAAGATTGATCCTCAGACAGATGCTATTACAAATGTATTGGAGGATAAGAATAATCACTGTATTGCGGAGGGTGAGTTAGTTCTGACAGATAGAGGGCAAATACCAATTGAGGATATTGATCCAGATGTTCACATGGTTCTGACCAGAGGAGGATGGCAGAAAGTTGAAGTAAAAGCATTGATGGATTATAATAGGGATATTGTAGAAATAAGAACTAAAAGAGGAAATGTTGTTAGGTGCACACCAGATCATCAAATATATACCGCAAGGGGTTGGTTGCAAGCTGATTCGTTAGAGTATAATGATGAGATACTTGAATTAGAGGAACATCAATGGTGCGCACAGAGGAAACAGAGTTTAACGGAAGAATATACAGAAGATACCCAGACTCAGAAAGAAGAAACGATAGAGTCTACTTCCAGAGGTCTTACACTGGGGGAACAACTACTTTGCACAGAGAGAAATGGATGCATTTCAATGGAGAAATCCCTAAAGGCTATCAAATACACCATATTGATGAAAATCCACTCAATAACGAAATTGAAAATCTTGAGTGCTTATCTGTTTCTGAACATGTTAGAAAGCATTGGACTCCAGAGCGACAAGAAAACCAAGTTAAACATTTGGACAAAATTAGGCATCTCACAAAAGCTTGGCATGCTTCACCAGAAGGTCACGAATGGCATGTGCAAAATGGAGCGAAATCATACCAGAACTTTGTACCAACTGAAAAAAAGTGCGAACAATGCGAGAAAAACTTCTTGCCAAAAGCAATTGGAAACAGAGATAGGTTCTGCTCAAACAAATGTAAATCAAAGTGGAGAAGGATTTCTGGAGTCGATAACATTGAAAAGAAATGCCCAGTATGTGAAAACAATTTTACCAGAAATAAATATGAAAAAGTTAAAACTTGTTCAAGGTCATGTGCTAACCGTTACAGATGTAGGAAAAAGCAAGAAGGTCTATGACCTAACTGTTGCAAATCACCATGAGTTTGTATGTGGACTCATGTTAGTATCGAATTGTATCGACTCATTACGCTACGGATTAGAAGCTATACGCAGAACGGTTAAGGCTAGAGAGAATCCTGCTAATGAAATGGTTGTGGAGTCTAGGACTAATTATTGGAATAAAGGTCGATAATTTACAATGGTGTGCGCCCATCTATAATAGATAACCATGAGAAACACCAAAAAGCATATAGACCTCCACTCAGATGCTAGGTCTGACTTCAATACCATCCAAGAAGTGTGCAGGGAACAGAGGGAAGAATCCCTTGAGGACAGGAGATTCTGTACTATTACTGGTGCTCAGTGGGAAGGGAACTTAGGGATTCAATATGAGAATCGACCTAAGTTTGAGGTTAATAAGATTCATTTAAGTGTTTTTCGTATTATAAATGAATACAGAAATAATAGAATAACGGTTGATTTTTCGCCTAGAACTAAGGGAACTGATAAATTAGCTGAATTATGTGATGATATGTATCGTGCAGATGAGAAAGATTCTGATGCGATGGAAGCTTATGATAATGCTTTTGAGGAAGCTGTTATTGGTGGAATGGGTGCTTATAGGATTCGTGCTTGTTATGAAGATGAGTATGATGAAGAGAATGATAAGCAAGTTGTTAAGATTGAGCCTATTTTTGATGCTGATACTTCTGTTTATTTTGATTTAGACGCTAAAAAGCAGGATAAATCTGATGCAAAGTATTGTTATGTTCTTTCGAGCATGACCCATGATGCGTTTAGAGAGGCTTATGATGAAGAACCAACCAGTTGGCCGAGTGATGTTAATACTGATAACTTCGATTGGTTTACTCCAGATGTGGTTTATGTCGCTGAGTATTACAAAGTTGAAGAATCTACTGAAACTAAGGTTTATTTTGAAACAATTACTGGTGAAGAAGAAACTTATTGGTTAGATAAGCTCGATGAAGAGAAAGAGCAGGAATTACTTGATTTAGGTCATACTGAAATTAGACGTAGAAAGATTAAGCAGCGTAGAATCCACAAATATATCATGTCTGGTAACAGTGTATTAGAAGATTGTGGTTTTATTGCAGGCAAAAATATCCCTATTGTCCCTGTTTATGGCAAACGATGGTTTGTTGAAAGCATTGAACGGTTTATGGGTCATGTACGTCTGGCTAAAGATGCTCAAAGACTTAAAAATATGCAATTATCTAAACTTGGAGAGATTAGTGCTCTTTCAACGGTTGAGAAACCTATTCTCACACCAGAACAGATTGCAGGACATGCTAATATGTGGAGAGATGATAATATTGAGGATTATCCTTATTTATTAATCAATCCATTAACTGACGAAGAAGGAAGAACTGTAGCACAAGGCCCGATTGGATATACAAAACCTGCAAATGTCCCTCCAGCCTTGGCTGCACTTCTTCAAATTACAGAAGAGGACATGAAAGATGTTCTTGGACACTATGAGAAAGGTGAAGAGTTAGAATCTCATATAAGTGGTAAAGCAGTTGAACTGGTTCAAAATAGATTGGACATGCAATCGTATATTTATATGTCTAATTTCGCTAAAGCTTTGAGAAGAGGTGGTGAGATATGGTTATCTATTAAACGAGATATTTGTATTGAGGACGAAAGAGAAGTTAAGACAGTTAGTTCTGATGGTAAGGTTAGTTCTAATGTTATTCGTATTACTAGAGCAGGAGAAGATGGAATTGTTGGTGTTCAAAACGATTTAGATAATGCTAATTTTGATGTAGATGTCGAGATTGGGCCTTCTTCACAAACACAAAGAGATGCTATTGTCCGTCAAGTTACTGGAATGATACAATATACGCAAGATCCAGAAACTCAGCAAGTATTGACTTCAATGGCTATGATGAATACAGAAGGTGAAGGAACTGCTGATCTGCGTGAATACTTTAGAAAGAAATTGGTCAAGATGGGTGTTGTAACTCCCACGGACAAAGATATTGAAGAAATGCAGTTGAACCCAGATCAGCCTTCACCAAATGACAAGTATTTACTGGCAGAAGCTGCTAGGGCTGAGTCTGAGGTCGATAAAAATAAAGCTGATACTATGGAAACCATGGCTAATGCTGAGCTGAAGAAAGCACAAGCGTATCAAATCCAAGTTGAGATGGGCAAACCACCAGAACAACCTAATGTCACTCCTTCTGAACCTAGTTATAAGGAAGAGGAGATTATGACTAAGGCTTATGTTGAGAAAGCTAAACTGGATTTACAAGCAAGAGAACTTGATCTTAGAGAACGTGAGATTGAGTTAAGATATAGCACTGAGATACCAGATGAGGGGTCTAGTGAGAAAGTTTAAAAGGTATCCGCTCTGCCTTGAAAGAGTGAGTTTTTTATAGGGGAAGTTTTATGTCAGTAGCAGAATTAGAGGAGAACGATATTATCGAAGATGAACCAATGGATGTTGAAGAGGTTGATGAAGAGGTAGACAACGACCAAACTGAAGTTGAGGAAATCGTTTCGGAAGACGAGTCAAGTGACGAGGATAACTCGGAAGTTGAGGAAGAAGAAGACGGTATTGACATTTCTTTTGATGGTGTGTCGCTAACACCGAAGGATGAAGAAGAAGAGGAAAAAGGTGCTCCACAGTGGGCTAAAGATTTGCGGAAGATTCAAGCGAATACAAGTAAAGAAAATCGTGAGTTAAAAAAGCAATTAGAGTCAATGAAGCAGGCGCAACCTGTGGAAGAAGCTCTTCAAGCTAAAGCTCGACCTACCAGGGAAGAGTTTGATTACGATGACGATGCTTATGACGCTGCTGTAGATGAATGGCATGTCCATGATTTGAAGGTAAAGGAAGCTGCAAAGGCACAGGAGAAAGAGGTTGAACGTCAAACGCAAGAATGGCAGGATAGGCTCAATCACCATGAAGCATCTATTAAGAAGTTAGGGGTAAAGGATTTTGACCAAGTACAGGAAGTTGTCAGTAATAGACTTGACGATAACCAACGTGGAATCATAGTTCATGCTTCTGATAACTCTGGCTTATCATTTTATGCCATAGGTAAGAATGAGGAATTGGCAAACGAATTGGCAAATATTAAAGACCCTATAAAGTTCGCTTATGAACTTGGGAAGAAGGAGAGTAAATTGAAAACTACTAAGAGAAAAGCGAGAACCAATCCAGAATCTACTGTGAAATCCAGTGGTGCTGCGAAAGGGAACAAAGACAGAACTCTAGAAAGGCTTCAAGCTGAGGCTGATAAGACTAATGACCGTACAAAAGTTATTGCTTATCGGATGAAGTTGAGAGCACAAAACAAATAAACTAATTTTTTATAATAAGGAAATATAATGGCTAATGCTTTTTCAAAAGAAGAGAGAGTAGCGTTTGATGACATCTTAATGGGTTTCAATGACGCTTTAACAATCTCAAAAAATGTAGTAAAATTCGGTACTAATGGTGAGATGATGGAACGTGCTAGTGACGTTGTTTCTCGTCCTGTGCCTTACATCTTAAATTCACAAACAAGAACTGTTGGTTCTGCTGTAACTGCTCAAGACGCAACTCAGTTGAAAGTACCTAGTTCTTTAACTGAATCACCAAACGTAACATGGACTTTGAATGCTTTAGAGCTTCGTGATGCGTTACAAGAAAATCGTTTAGGTAAGTCTGCTTACCAAAGATTGGCTTCTGATGTAAATAGTAAAGTTCGTGACGTTGCTTCACTTGAAGGAACTCTCGTTGTTGATATATCTGGTGCTTCTGGTTCTTATGACGATATTGCTTCTGCTGAGTCTTTGATGCTTGAACAAGGTATGGAAAGTTATGAGCGTTGTTTAGCTCTTACTGCAAGAGATTACAATGGTTTAGCTAAAGACTTGTCTGTAGCTACAAGAACTCTTGATAACAGCAAATCATTAGATGCATACGAGAAATCTTATGTTGGTATGGTTGCAGGGTTTGAGACTCTTAAAATTGATAGTGGTAAGCAAATCGCTGCTGCTGCTGCTGGTGGTTCAATTACTATCGCAACGAATGGTGCTCAAGTTCAGTACGCTCCTACTTCAACTGCTGATAATAGAACTCAACAAGTTACATTTAGCTCTACTACAAGTATGGCTCAAGGTGACTGTTTTACTATCGCAGGGATCAATGCTGTTCACCACATCACTAAAGAAGACACTAACCAACTCAAAACTTTCCGTATTGAGTCTGTTGATAGTGGAACTCTTGCTACTATTTCTCCACCTATGATTGGTGCGAATAGTACACCTACTGATGCTGAGTCTCAGTACAAAAACATCGAAGTTACTTCAACTTCTGCGACTGCTGCTGTTGTTTGGTTAAATGCCAATGCTGCTAATGCGAATCCATTCTGGTGTAAAGAATCAATCGAATTGATGCCAGGACGTTACGCTATTCCAGAAGGTCAAGGTGTTGATGTTCTTCGTGGAACAACTGACCAAGGTATCGAAGTTGTTATGGGTAAAAGTTTCTCAAACTCTACCTTCGTATCAACTTACACTTTAGACGTTTACTACGGTGTAACCAACTTGAATCCAGAAATGAATGGGATAATTATTTTCGGGCAATGATATCCAAATAGGATTAGTGCATATAATATCTTCTTTAAAACAGGAGGTATTATATGCATATTCTATATGTATTAAAATTCTCGTCTGGCAAGAATTATGTTGGACAAACAACAAGAGATATGAAAACCAGATTTCTGCAACACAAAAATTCATCACTAAATGGCAACTCAAAACTGGCTGTTCATTGTGCGTGGAGAAAACATGGTGAGCCAGATGTGGACATAATTGATGATAGTTTTGAGTCATCTGAGGATTTGCATAATGCAGAGAAGTATTTAATATCTAGTCTAAATACAATTGTCCCAAATGGGTATAATTTAGGGTATGGTGGGGAGACTGCTCCATCTAAAAACCCAATGGTTGCAAAAAAGATATCTGAAAAGGCCATTGGTAGAAAAATAGATAACTCCGAAAGACGCTCTGAGATAGCAACTGAATTGTGGCAAAGTAAAGATTACAGGAATAAAATGTCTGAGTCTTTAAAGAAATCTTGGGATGATGAGAAGAGAGAAAAAGTAAGCATAAGAATGAAAGAGTTCTGGAAGAAAAGAAAAGAGTCTGGATGGAAAATGCCAGAAAAAACTAAAGAGAAAATTAGTAATAAAGAAATAAGTCAAGAAACTAAAGACAAAATGAGTGAGTCTGCTAAGAGAAGAGGTCAGAACAATAATTGCCCTCATGCAAGAAAGGTTAATTCTGATAAACTAAAGTCACTATGGGCTGATCCAGAAAAAAGAGCAGAGAGAGTAGAAGCTTTAAAAAAGTCTTGGGTAAGAAGGAAATTGTCAAACAACGAGAGTGGAGTATAATAAATATTATGGAACCAACAATAATCTATAAAAAAGGTGGCCCACACAGAGGCCCATACGGAACCACTTATTCTTACAAAGGTGTAAGTGACCAAAAGGCTTTCGATGAAGCTTTAAAAGATGGTTGGTATGATAATCTTAATGAAGCAGTTGATCCTGCCGAAGAAGCGAGAAGGGTAGAAAAGAAAAATGGAGATAAACTTATACTTGGTCGTTCAAAAGTAAACAGAAAAGAGGATTTCGAAGAGAAACCAGAACCTAAGAAACCTAAAGCAAAACCTAAGACTGCAAAGCAGAAAACCAAAGATGTTATTAAGGCGAATGAAGAAAAAGAATGAGTTGGACTAAACAACAACTAATCACCGCAGCCTTTGAAGAAATAGGTATGGGGTCTGCTTTCAATATTCAAGCTGAGGAATTGGAAAGTGTATTAAAACGCTTAGATTCCATGATGGCAGAATGGAATGTAGAAGGTATTCGTGTTGGTTATCCAATCGCCACTGTAGGAACAAGTTCTTTGACTACAGATACTAATGTTCCAGATTCAGCTACAGAAGCAATAATCACTAATTTGGCTATGAGAATTGGGCCTTCTTTTGGTAAGGTTATTCCTAGAGAAACTAAAGTAACTGCTAAAAAGGCTTATGGAACTCTTCAAATGAGAGCATTGACTCAAGATCCACAATCTAAACAATTCCCAAATACACTTCCTATTGGTGCAGGAAACAAAAGATACAAAAATCGTAACCAGAACTTTATGCCTACTCCGACTGATCCAGTTGATGTTGGGCCAGACTCTATTTTGGAATTAAACTAAATGTCAACAATTAATCAATTATCGTCAGTAGCTTCCACAGCAGTTACTTCTTCTGACAACTTTGTTATTTACAGTAACCAAAATGGTGATGCTAGAAAGCTTTCTTCTGCTAATCTTTTAGAATACATCAGAACAAACCTTACTGATTCTGATTATATAACTACAATTTCAACACCAGGAGATGGTTTTAATATAACCATTGAACAAGATGGTCAGAACAGATGGGCATTATTACGTCCTACTGGTGCATTAACAACTGGTACATTAGTTCTTCCTGCTCCTGCTGTTGCTGTAGATGGTCAAGAAATACTGGTTACTACAACTAACCAAGTAGCAACTTTTACTTTAAGCGGAAATGGAGCCACGGAAGTCAATGGAGATCCAACTGTTTTAGCAGTAGGAGATAGTTTCACAATGAAATATAACACACAAACAACTTCATGGTATAAGGTAGCATAATATGAGTAACAGACAAAATACATTCGGCCCATCATGGGGTAGAGCAGTAATCAACACAACTTCAACTTCTAGTTCTCGTGATGCTGTGGGTTTAGGTGCAAGAGTTATCTGCGTAACAAACCAAGATGGAACAGATGGTGTGTATGTGAGAAGTGGTGATTCAACTGTAGCAGCAACTACAGCAGATTATTATCTTCCTGCCAATGGTTCTGTAACATTAACAAAAGATCCTGCTGACACACATGTTGCTTGCATTGCTGTAGCAAATACTCCTGCTGTCCACATTATACCAGGACAAGGAATCTAATTGGGACGAGGAAGAGGCAGAGGTCGAGGTAAGGCTAGTGTAACTGCTGCTCCAGTTGCTTCTGCGGTTTATCCTGTCTCTGATGTTTGCTACGAAACCGTCTACGATGGTGTAGATGATAGTAACCAAAGTTCAGATGCAGGATTAAAAATAGCTGGTGCTCAAACATGGTGTTGTGAATTTTATATTGACTCTAGTGTTGGAACTGGGTTCTGCCCTGTTCTAAGTAACATAAACGGCCCAAGTACAGCAGGGTTAGCAATATACAGCAATGCCAATACAGTCGTATTACAAAAATGCACAACAGATGGGGCTCAAGTCAATATTCTTAAAAGCGGAATAGGACAACTAGCACAAGCGACTTGGTATACATGCGTCGGAGCTTTAGATAACACTAGCATGACTTTTCATATAGATGCTGTTAGTATGACAGGAACTGATGGCGCAGGAAACCAGATAATCGACACAGCAACAACCGACTTTTACATTGCAGGGCATAAAGGGTCATCATTTGGTGACATTAAAATAAGAAATGTAGAAATTTACAGTGGGAAAGCTTCTAACCCTACAGCATGGGTTCCAGGGAATACAGGCTCTCTATCTGGAGTTAGTTTAGTTATGCAATCTAAAGATGGTGGTTCAACCATTGAAACGTCCCAATCTTTCGTTGAATCTGGAGATCCTACGAGGCAACTTTGCACATGATATCATATACAGACATATTACACACAGACCTAGAAACAGTTAGAAGTGTTGTTTTGGAAAAAAACAATGTAAGATGTAACTTAGCAGAAACTAGGTGTATCGTTAAATGGGAAGGTGATACACCACAGGCAATACTAGACTTGTCAGATGTTGGAACTATAAGAAGCCACGCTGAGGCTCTAGCATATTACAACGACCCTGCAAATGGGTGGTGTGAAGAGGATCCATATCCTTAATGCAAATACCAATCCTTAGCGGAGTTTACACAGACAACGACCCTAGTGTAAGGGTTCAGTATCCTGTCAACATGATTCCTGTATCTCAAGCAAGTGGAGTCAGTAATGGATATTTACGTCCTGCTGATGGCATTGTTCAAGACGGAACAGGACCAGGTATCACTAGAGGTGGTATAAACTGGAACGATGTCCTGTATCGTGTTATGGGTTCAAAACTGGTAAGTATTGCAGACGATGGTACTGTCACAACTTTAGGAGATGTTGGTGGGACTACTGAAAATGTCACGTTTAATTATTCGTTTGATAGATTGGGTATTGCTTCAAATAACAATCTATTTTATTGGGATGGAAGCACTCTAACTCAAGTTACTGATCCAGACCTTGGTGTTGTAGTTGACATGACATGGATTGATGGGTACTTCTTAACCACTGACGGTGAGAGTTTGATTGTTACAGATTTAGATGATCCTACAGTTGTGAATCCATTGAAGTTCGGTTCTTCTGAGATTGATCCAGACCCTGTTATTGCATTACAGAAACTCAGAAATGAGGCTTATGCACTAAACAGATACACTATTGAGGTTTTTGATAATATAGGTGGTGATTTCTTCCCATTCCAGAGAAAGAAAGGTGCTCAGATTCAAAAGGGTTGTGTCGGAACTCATGCTTGCTGTATATACCAAGAAACAATAGCATTCGTAGGAAGCTCTAGAAATGAGCAGAACAGTGTTTATTTAGGAGTTAATGGTGTTGCCAATAAAGTAAGCACTAGAGAGATAGATGACATCTTAGAAGGGTACACAGAGGCTGAGTTATCAGTGGTGAAGCTTGAAGCTAGAAATGACCGTTCTTCTCAACTATTGTATATCCATTTAAAAGATCAGACATTGGTTTATGACCATGCTGCTAGTGGTGAATTAGGACAACCAGTTTGGTGTATTTTAAAATCAACAGATGAGTACAGGGCTAAACATCTGGTTTATGTGTATAATAATTGGCATGTAGGAGATACTGACAGTGCCAATGTTGGTACGTTATCAACCACTACTGGTTCTCATTGGGGAGCTATTGTATCATGGGAATTTGGAACATCCATGGTTTATAATGAATCAAAAGGTGCTATCTTTCATAGTTTAGAACTGGTATCATTAACTGGTATCACGGTTGTTGGGAAAGACCCTCGTATAAGCACCAGTCATTCTTTTGACGGTAAGTTTTGGAGTGAGGATAAATATATAAATTCTGGTAAAGTTGGTGAAACCACTAAGCGTTTAGTCTGGTTTAGAGAAGGGCCAATGAAGAGTTTTAGGATGCAGAGGTTTAGAGGTGATTCTAATACTCATGCTTCATTTATGAGATTAGAAGCTGAGTTGGAGGCTTTATTCGTATAATGGCCGATGCACTTAGAGTTAATAGAGATGAGTTATATCGTGTTTTTCAAAACCATGAAACGGTAATTCAGTTTGAGAATTTGTTCAGTACGGTTGATGAAACCAGTAGTGGGACAGATATTGATGAGGCTTTAATTGTAGGTGGTAATGCACTAGCAAAAGCTAATCTTGTATTTGCTTTATTGAAGGATTATTTAAAGGAAACCTTTGAGACTGTTAATGAGAATCTTAAATCTTATGCAAAAGCATTTAATTATACTGGTTCAAGATTAGATAGTGTTGTTTACACGTTTGGTTCAAAAACCATAACGAAAACATTGTCTTATACTGGTTTGAAATTAAATACGGTTGTTCTGAGTGGAGATACACCATCTGGAATAACATTAACAAAGACATTGACTTACTCTGGTTTGAATCTGACAGGAGTTGCATACACATGAAAAGTATTCTTGTAATAGAAGATTCTGAGCAATCTTTGAATTATATGGAAATGATTCTAAAGAAAGATGTTAAGATGAAGGTTGATACTGCTTCTACAGCAGAGGTCGCTTTGTATAAGCTTAAAGTCAATAAGTATGATTATATTTTGTGTGATATAGAATTGCCTAAGATGACAGGCCCAGAAATACTCCTAGAATCTGAAACTCATAATGCGAAGATTTATTTTTGTACTGCTCTAGATAATGTAGAAGAAAAAATAGCTGCTTGTAATAATGGTAGTTTGAATGTTGTTGGTTGGAAAAAGAAACCAGTTTTTAAGAAAGATTTGATGGAGATATTCAAGGATGGATAAAGAGCTTAGAGAAGCTATTCAAGGTATGTTGAATGAAACAAGTGGTCGTAGGGCCGAGGATCAGCAACAACTTCTAAAGCTCACATCTATTTCAGCTTTTGTTGGTTTAGCAGCTTTTGTTGGTGCAATCGTTCTATGGATTGGTGACGCTAGAATAGCAGAAGGAATAAAGCCAATATCAGATAAGCAAATAGGAATTGATGCAGACTTGAAAAATATGAAAGAATTAGTGAACAATACAGACAGAAGACTTGATCGTATGGAAAAAGGCATTGATGATATTAAGGATGTGTTGATTAAGAAATGATTGCAACACCTTTAACAAAGACTATTAAGACTGACCCAGATGAGATTCAAGTTCGTAATGAACTAGACCATCAAAGGGTATATGATCCAGATGCAAACGAAGAATTAAAAGAAATAAAGAAGTTATTAAAACAAGTAGTGCAACAATTAAGCTATATTACAGGAGAAGAAAATGATAATAGATGATGGAACAGGCAAGGGGGTATCTGCCAGAGTAGACAGTAACAAACAGTTGCACGTATTTAGTGTATCTGAAAGCGAACAAAATTCAGCATTAGAAGCAGGGTTTTTATATAACATAAATACTGGCCTAATCGCTCTTACTGGAACTGGGGACTCTGCGTGTTTATACATAAAGAATGATGAGTCAGCGATCAACGGAGAATCAGCACTCATTATATCATCTATCATAGTTGGTTTGTTTGATAGATCAGCTACAGTAACCGATGATGCTGTTGCAACGATCATACGAAACCCTACTACTGGTACAATCATTGATGATGCAAATGTTTGCCCTATGATTTCTAACAGTAATTTTGGCTCAAGCAATAATTTAGATTCACTTTGCTACGCAGCAAGTGCCACAGGAAAAACTTTAACTAACGGAACAGATCACGCCATCGTGAATCTTTCAGACGGAAGAACTCCTATCCCAGAATTAAATATTGACATCCCAAAAGGTTCATCCATCGGTGTAAATATCGACTTGAACACATCTGGCGGTGCTAATGTATATATCGCTGTCGTTGCATACAGAAAAGATGGCAACAATAACGGAAACTAATGACTATTAAAGTTCATATTGAAGATGCTCATGGCGATGGTCATTCAGTACGAGTAGGAGATGAGGGAGAACAATATGTCGTTGTTCATCCCCATCCACCTAAGAATGAAATAGCTTCAATAGGAACCCCTACCCCATTCCGACAATACTTCACAGACACAGGAGTTTCTAGTGGTGATAATGATATGAGGGTCGATGGTTCTACGGTAAACCAAGACTTTTTTATCGAAGCAGCGCAGGATAAGGATATTTATATCAAAACTGTAAATATAGTTATAGCCGATGCAGGAGCTACGTTGAATAAGTTTGGGAACCTCACAGCACTCACTAATGGGGTTGAATTTCTATGGAGATCGCAAGACCTTGGAACAACCATTATTCACGAAGGTATGAAAACAAACTTTCAATTTGTGCGAACTGCACTAGGCGATCCATCTGTGGGAGATGGAACTGGGGCATTTAGAGCAAGTAATGTTTCGGGTACGTCCGAAGCATATATACCTACAGTAGACTTCGCTAAGGTCTTTGGTATGCCTTGGGGTGTGAGATTGAGAAAAGGAACTACGGATCGTATTTGTTTCAAAATAAAGGATGATGTAACTGGTGTCGATGAGTTCGATGCAATAGGATATGGATTTAAATTTTAATGGCCGAACTAAACATATCACTTGAAACAGGGCTTGCAATAACAGCCAAAGTCTACAGTTTTGCAGGGGTTCAACAGGGAGTTGACACAGCATTAACTGAGACTGCAACAGGGGTATATTCAGCAACATTTGATGTTTCTGGTTTAGCCGATGGTGCTTACATGGTTTTAATGTTTAATGGTACAGAAAACAGAGGTTTTGGCGGTCTTTACGTCAGAGCAGGAACAGAGATAACGCAACAAGAGTTTGCGACAATTTTTGATGTTATAGTGGGAGCAAACGCATGAGCGTAACTAATAAAGTACTCATCCCCTCCAAGCAAATGGAGGCGGTACAGACTACTCAATACACCGCACCTACGACATCTAGGGCAGTAATCGACATGTTTACTGCCACGAATACCAGTGGTTCTATAGCAACCATATCAGTGAATTTAGTGGCTGTTAGCGATACTGCTTCAACCAGTAATTTGATTGTTGATGCTGTAAATATAGGTGTGGGAGAAACATATAATTTTCCAGAATTAGTAGGTCATTATTTAGAAGCAGGAGGTCTTATCTCAACAATTGGGACTGCTTCTGCTTTAACCATTAGGTCAAGTGGCAGGGTGATTTCTTGACAGTGAGTGTAGATAGAGATAATGAAATCACTGAGATTTCGGCTTCCAGTGGTCAAGATATTGAAGAACAGGATAGGATGCCGAACAAAACACCCAATAAACATTTTTCAAATAGTGAGGTTTTATAAATGGGTATTTTTGATAAGGTGATGGATGATTGGTTAGGTGATCCGTTTGGAACCTATGAAGCCGAATCTGGAGCAAGAGCAGCAGCAGATCAACAAGTAAATGCAGCCAATGAAGCAATAGCTAGGCAAGAAGAACAATATCAACAATCTAGGCAAGATTTAGCACCATTTGTAGAGTCTGGTTTAGGTGGAGTCAGAGGTCTTCAAAGTTTCGCTCAAGATAGAGACGCTGCTGTTGACCCATTAAAAAGCACGATCTTATCTGGCGAAAGAGCTAGAGGAGGAATTGAAGCTTTAGGTGGTTCTGGTCAAGTTCCACACATACAGCAATTAGTTAGAAGTGGTGCAGGAGCAATGCCTAATTTAGAGGGTTACTCAGCAGCAGGACAAGCAGGGTTAGGTGGAATAGACAGATATGCAAGAGATGTTAGTGGTGCTCCTTCTGGTTTAGAACAATATTCAGAAGCAGGACAAGGTTCTGTTCCAATACTTCAACAATACGCACAATCTGGTGCTCCTGCATTAGAAATGCAACAAGCATTAGCAGGGACATTGGGGCCAGAAGCTCAACAAGCAGCTTATGAACAAGTAGAGTCTTCTCCAGAAGTCCAGTATATGATGGACAAGGCCAAAGAAGGTATTCTTTCTGGTGGTTCTGCTACTGGTAATTTGAGAGCAGGGAGAACCAAAGCAGCTTTAGCTGAAATGAATCCTGCTATTCTTTCTCAAGCCATACGAGATAAATACAGTCAGTTAGGTCAATTGTCATCTATGGGTGGACAGTATGCATCAGATTTAGCTAGAACTGGTGCAGGAATAGACCAGTATCGTACTGGTTTAGGTGCAGGACTAGAACAATACAGAACAGGACTTGGTGCAGGAGTAGATCAATACCGTACAGGAATGGGAGCAGATGCAGCAAGGTATTTGACTGACCAAGCAGCAGGAGCAAACCAATACTTAACATCAGCAGGCACAAATGTAGCACAAAACTTATATGGTGGTTCACAAGCAGCACAAAGTCAATTAGCTTCATTGGGTCAAGCTTCCGCAGCAGGACAAGCAGGAGCAGCACAAAACTTTGGTGCTAATCAAGCTAACCTTATCGGCCAAAGAGGAGCAGCACAAGCAGGAGGACAATTAGCCAGAGGCAGTGGCAGTTCTTGGGCAGCAGACTTAGGTGGAGCAGCGTTAGGTGGCTACCTTGGAGGAGGAGGACAGTTTGGTGGGTTCAGTAATTTAGGTAAACAAATTAAAGGATTTTTCTAACAATGCCACAACCAATTAATTATCTAAGACCAAGTCAAGGTTCTGGATTTGCACAGAGTTTGATGCAAGGAATGAACCTTGGTCAACAAGCAAAACAAAGAGCTATGCAAACTTCTATTATGGAAGAGAAGCAAAACTTGGCAAAAGCAGAAGTTCAAAGGAAGGCTTTAGGCAGAGAAGCTATACAATCATTGATTGATTCTGGAGAAACTGATCCTGTCAAATGGGCTGAAATTGATGCTCTTTATCCAGAGTTTAAAGATGGTGGGAAAAGGATTGCAGCAGCTCTTAACTTGAAGAATGATAAAAATACAGAGAACTTACTATTAAGAACTCGTAATGCAATGGACGTTGGCAATTATGATGCAGCAGGAAAAATGTTTCATAACTTTGCAAAAGCATACGGAAGCAAACCAGATGTAGCAGCTATGTATCAAGAGATGGGGGATGCTTTTGTGGATTTAAATGAGGATCCAAAAGGATTAGAGAAGGCTATTGGTATGTTAGATAGATTAGGTGTATCTGTTTTAGGTGAGAAATACTTTGCTGCTAAGAAGGCTAAGTCTGATATTAGGGGTGTTGATGCTGAGTCTGGTTTGAAGGAAGCTCAAGAAAAGGAGATAGAAGCTAAGGCAGTACTTGAAAAAGCAAAGGCTAAGAGACTTGAAGAGGGTGGAGTTGATAGGGAAGCTATAATAAAAAACAAAGCTTATCAAACTGCTCAAAAGAGATCCACAGATACCACAAATATGTTTGGTGGTATCTCTTCTGCACTAGCAGGACTTCAAGTAAGAGATAAAGATGGAAAGGAAACTGGAGAGATTATACAGTTTGGTGGTGCTCCAGATAGATGGGTTCGTACTTGGAAGCAATACTATGATGGCCTAAAAGGTGATGATAAAGAACAAGAAAGAGCTATTATGATAAATAAGTTAAATAAATTGAGGTTAAATGAAGCGTTGCAAAATAGACCACCTGGCTCAATATCTCAAGAAGAATTAAAAATATTATTGGAGACTACACCAAATAAAAATGCTAGTTCTGGTCAAATAGCCAAATGGTTAAAAGGGTTGGCTAAAGCTAATGACACCATGTACGCAGAGGATGCTATCAGAATGGCTTTTATTGAGAGGAATGGTGATGAGCTTGGAGCCAAAGAAAAGTTCACTATAGATATGGGTGGTAAAAAAATAGTGTTCAATAAAGGAAGAAAAGCTGATGATGTTATCAGAGTAATAGGTAAGAGTGGAAAACTGCATACTTATGCTCCACAGATTGGTTCTGTAACTATTGATGAAACTGCAACTGTTGATGAACAAACTGTTGGTGATCAAACTGTTGATGACGATATTGATAACTTCTTAAAAGATTTATAGATGGCATATACAGAAGCACAAATAAAGGAAGCATTAGGAAGGCAGTTAAGGTCTGGTAAAATAACCAAAGAAGATGCGACTCGAAAGATGCAAAAGTTTCGTTCTATGCAAGTTGCTGAGACTCTACCAGAAACAAGTGTTGAAGAGTTAAGGTATGATCAGCCGATAATGACTGCTAATGCTCCAGTTCAAGAAACTCAACCAGAAGCGACATTCAGTGGTCAACTAGACCGACAAGGCCCCGAGGCAAAACTGCCAGAAGGATCAAACTTGATGGCTAATATCAAAGAGTTATTCTTTGCTGATAAGAGAAAGATAGAAGAATATGAGTCGTTACCATCATTTAGTGAAATGCCTTTCTATGAGGCTAGTCTTTTTGGTGTTCCATTGGGGGTTAGCGAAGGACTTAGAAGAGAAAAGGCTCACCTTGGTTCTTGGGCAGCAGGAAGTTCTAAAGAAGTAGCAGACATTTTTAGAAACCAGTTAGGAAAAAACCCAAAGACAGGAAAATATCCTAGACAAAAGACAGTTGGGTCTTATGAATTAATTTGGAATCCGCATGATGAAAAATGGTATGCAGATAAACCAGGTTTTAGAGTCGAGGATTTAAAAAGGTTAGGTGGGACACTTGTAACAGAAGCAGTAGTTGGGAAAGGTCTTGGTTTAACCAAAAAAATATCAAATGTTGCAAAGAGTCTAGACAAAGCAATGGATAGTAGTGTTTTAGGTGCAGCAGGGAGAGAGGGAGCCTTCCAAGCAGGACATGAAGCTGTTCAAGAACTTACTGGTGGGCAGTTCAGCGAAAGAGACACATCATTAGCAGCAGGAATTGGAGGAGTTGGAAGGGGTGTTGGTAAAGCCATCAAGTCAGTTGTTTCCAGTGATGCAAACAAGAAGGCTATTGTGAAAGCTCACCAAGGTGGAGATTTTAATGACCTACAAAGACTACATGCTGAAAACCCAGAGTCATTAAATATGAGTCTTAAAGAATATGGATTAAAAGAATATGACCCACAAAAAGGATTGGTACTTGAGGGGGATTTAGATATCGCCATACAAGATTTGGCTAAAAGCAAGAATAAAGATAAGCAACAATTAGCCAATGCTATGGCAACTGATTTAGAGGTTGTTAAGGCTGCCAAGGATGAAGGGATACTTGATTTATTAACCACTAGAGAAATCACAAGTGGCAAAGATTTTAGAACCTCTGAGCTTCTTGATTCTATAAAAACAGAAGGAACTAAAGAAGGTAGTATGGCAGGGAGGATGGGCCATAACCAGATAGAGCTTACAGAAAGAATGATTAAGAAGATGGACGATATAAACAAGAGCCCTGATGTTGGCAAAATGTCAGCAAAGATTAAATCTGTAATGCAGTCTAAAAAGGTGGACTATGAGGATAAGTCTGATGCTTTATATGCAGAACTAGGAAAGAGAATACCAAAGGATTTGACATTTAATGCTGAAAAGACTCTAAACTATTTAGACGATAGAATAGATAATTTCAGTAGGAATACCAATAAAGATGGTTTTTCTATGTTATCCAAAACAGAAAAAGATATATACAAACTTCTTAGGCCAGAAAAGGGTGAAGTTGATTTATCTACTGGTGTTAGAGTTCAGGACAATGCAAAATATAACACTATCGACCAGTTAAGAAAAGATGTTGGTTCAAAAATAAAAGCATTAAAAGTTTCTGATGGTGATAATGCAGACTTTAAAGCTCTGTATAGAACTCTAACAGAAGACCAAGATAATGCGATTGCCAGTATCGGAGACATGGGTGGAGATGCTCAAGCTATTTGGAAAGAAGCCAAGGATTTAGTTAAGTTAAGAAAAGGTCTTGAGGATGATTTAGGTACTTTGTATGGCAAGCAATTTGATGAAGACTTCGTTCAAAGACTTGGTTCCGCTATGCAACAAACTGGGAAGGGGTCTTCTCATAAGTTTATCAATATGGTTAATGCTGTGCCAAAGGAAGAAAGAAAGAACTTTGTTTCTAGTGCTATACTCTACTCATTAAATGATAAGAACGGAATACTTGAGTTTGATAAGTTTGGCAATTGGTGGTCTAAGATAAAGAGAAATTCAACTGCTATGGATTTTTTGAGCAATCCTAAAAACATGAATCCAGAGGCATTTAAGCTTATTAAAAATTTAGGCACTGTTTCACAGGCAATTCACAGAACTGGAAAACAAACAGTTGAAGGTGTTTCTCCACAGATGTTTAAAGAAGTTATTGAACCAAAAGGTCAACTTATGAAGAAGGTGATAGACTCTGGTATGATTGCTATAGGTGCTTCTGGTCTATCTGCTTTAGCAGGACTTGGACTTGAAGGCATAGGTGGGGTTGGTGGAATAGCTTTCTCAATGTCAGTTCTTAATGGTTTAAAATCAACATTAAGTGGTGCTGTCGAGAAGAGATTCAAAGATACAGTTGATGTAATAGGTTCGTCTGACTTCAAGAATTTCATGGCATCAGCAGGAAAAACAAAAGACCTAAGAAAACTATCTGCGTCTAAGAAGATGCAAGAGTGGGCAAAACAGGCAAAGATAGCAAACAACAGAACTGAGCTTGAGAAGTGGCTTACTAAATCATTTAGAGCAACAAGCGATGTAGGTAAAGAAGAATACCAAAGCGATAACCAAGATTTACAACAACCCCAACCATAATATAATTAACACACTTTAAGGAATAGTTACAATGTCACAAACAATTACATCAGTCTATCCAGTATTCCAAGATTTAGATGGCGAACCTCTTGAATTAGGTTACA